ACTCCAGTCACTGTCAAAGTCGAACTTCCAACTACTGCTACTGTTCCAACATTAGAAGTGGCTGATACGCTTGGAGCCGTGTAGATTGTCTCTTGAGTTTCATCACCAAGGCTTGCTGTCATTCCCACTCCTGTAACAAAAACAGAAGTTTCAACAGTTCCTAAAGCAGAAGTTAAAGCGTTACCACTTGGGAATACAACAAATTCAGGATCAGCCTCTGCTGTTCCAACAGCCGACTGCATGGCTGTTTCAGAACCAGCTACAACAGTGATTTGTCCATCACCTGATATAGAGAAAGTTCCTAGTGCAGATGTTGTGCCTAATCCAGTAACTGAAATGTTCTGATCGGTAGTAAGAGATTCATCGCCTATAGATGCAGTTAAAGCTTGACCTGTAAGAGCGAATGATCCACCTACAGCGCCCCATTGTTGATCACCCCAACCAATAGAACTTCCCGTATTAATGTCAGTATCACGGTTCCAACCTGTGGTTTTTGTTACAGAGGTTGTCTCATTACCTACAGATAAAGTAGTCCCTAATCCCGATACTGAAATGTTTTGATCTGTTGCAGGAGACTCTTCACCTAAAGATGCAGTAAGTGCAATACCTGTAGGAGCTACTTCAGCTATACCTGTACCAACAGCTGTCCCTGCTGTAGAGGTAAGTCCAATACCTGTTACTGATATGTTTTGGTCAGTGGCAACTGTCTCAGTACCTAGAGATGACGTGAGGCCATTACCTGTAACAGATACAGGTGCTTGCTCCGACCAGGCACCACTGTTCCAAGTTTCTCGGCCCCATCCTTGGATAGAGGCCATGTTTTATCTCCTATGCGATTCTTAAAATTGCAGCAGTTGCTTCAGCTGCAGGAAACGTAATTGTAAATGTTCCTGAAGTTGAAGACTTTACTCCACCAAAATCTAATACACAAACAGACGCATTTGTAGTTAAACCAGATACAGTTGAACTATTATAAATAACAGCAGCTTGCGCTGAAATAGTTGCACTTGTAAATGATATGTCATTAAAATCACATACAGCAGTATCTGTAGATAGAGTAGGGGTAACAGATGTTAACGATCCTCCACCTTCAGAATAAGTGCCTGAGTTTGCCACTTCATCAGTTTGTTGAAAAGCAGTTGTTGATTTACTTAATGTTGCTTCTGAGTCGTAAAGCGCTAGTTTAAAAGTGTTCCCTGTCGTAGCCGTAAAATTGTGTAGGCCTTTAAGGATTTCCACTTTGAAACTGTTGCATACAGCTTGAGTAATTGCCATAATAATCTCCTATGGGTTCCTTGATTCGAGAGGGATACGAATAACGCCGTCCCGAAATTCGTCTCTACGATCACGCCCCATCTCATATGTGGCTAGATCTGATACAGACTTGTTATACATATTATCATAGTATTGTATCATATCGGCTGGACCTTTCAAGTATCCAAGTGCCTCTAAAATACAACCATACAAAAGCACGTTTGGAGCGTTCTGACTAACCCAATTCGATGTTGTCGTACTGGATAAGACAGGTGGCTTGTACGTGTATGCGAGCTCTACAGTTAATGCAGCGTTCGGGGTTGGCGCCAACATATGAGTGTCATCGTCATATACAGCATAATACTTGGGAGTACCTGCTCCTGTTGATGTCCTATTCGGCGCAAATTCATTCATAAACGAAATATCTTTTTGTATCAAGAATGTTCTATTATTAGAACCATCTATTAGTTGTACATATCGAGTAGCCTCCCAATCTGCTGGTAAAGGTAAAAAGGGATTGTTTACAGTAAGTGTTGCTGTGTCATATCTGCGGTAATAATTTAAATCTACTTGTCTGCGTAATTTATCTTCAGTAGATTGTATAAATTGATTTATAATTGAATCCGATAATACATCAGAAGATGTTTCAGTATAATCTCTTACATTAGATAATAAATCTGAATAATCGGTCATGATGTACTCACTGTAACATTTCCAGTAAAACTCTGCAATCTTGTTTCTTTAGCATCTGTTTTTGGTTGCATGCCAACGCTAGCAAATCTATTGGTGTTTACTCCAACTAATCCTACAAAACACGTTGAATTAGCGATCTGTGGCTTTGCATATTGTAAAGACTGAGGATCAGTTGGATGATATCTAGGATCTAATTGTGGGTGTTTTTCTTCATACTCAGAAACATGAACCCTAGATCCGTTCCATTCTTGAACCATCTCGTTGTAAGGAAAAGCCAATCCCGATCTATCTGATATTCTTTTAGCATATCTACCGCTTGAATACTTAGACATTTAAACTCCTGGTAAATAAGTTTTTGGTGTTAAAAATAAACTTGTTCTTTCTCCGTCTTGTGCGGCTGCTCTTTGAAACTCGTCTTCATAAATTTGTTTTAGTAATTGAATTCTGTCTGGCGCTTTTTTCATAGCCATGTAATAAGCTAATCCAGCGGTTATACATGGAAGAAAACGAAAAGGAATCTGAGCATTATTGGTGTAATCACCAGCATCAAACATGCGAACAAGGGCATAATAACGTAGAGTATACGTTGTATCAGCTGCAGGATATAGAAATAGTGTTGGGTTTATCGTACGCTCAAAGTAGTATTGAGTTGGTCTTCCGCCTGTTGTTTTAACGGTATAATTTAAATATGTAGCTCTGCTAATTGAAGTTGCAGAATAATCATTGTTACTGCTATCTCTAATTACAACATCAGTAATATCTACTATTTGTTGACTGTCGTTTGCACCAGATCCAAATAAATTTGTTCCAGTCAAACTTGTTGTGTTAGCAGCAATAGTTTTTTCTTGTAATTGTATTGTCCAAAGATTTAATCCTCTATTAGCCCACTCTGCTAATAAAAGATTTAAAGAACGTCTTGCAGTTTGCAGATCGTATCCACTACGAACTTGCAAACCACAACGTTCATATGCTTCCTCAGCTATATCATCTATGCTGAGGTCAAAACTAGCTGTTGAAGCGTAAGTTGGCATTAGCCTCTCTTCTTAGCTTTTTTTACTTTTTTCTTTTTACCCTTCATGACTTTGCCGCCATTTTTCATGCCCATAGCCATTGCTTTTCTGGGAGAAACATTCATCATGCCTCCGCCTGCCATTTTCTTTTTAGCTTTCATAGCAGATCCGCCACCAGCCATTTTCTTTTTAGCTTTCATAGGACCACCCATAGCCATAGCCATAGGATCTTTTTTCATCATCCCACCGCCACGTTTTTTAACTACTTTACCACCACGTTTCATGGTTTGTTTCTTTTTACCCATCATGTCGACCTCCGAATATTCGTTTATAGGTTTTTGCTCTAGATACCACAACGTCTTGATAGTATCCTTTTGGCCACAACTCATAGTAACCAATTCTGTGCAGTTTATCAGAAGCTTCTTGTAATTGCGAGAACTTTTGTGCTAGCATCATACTGTACTCTAGGTTGCTTTCTACAATAGGGGTGTCCCCATTTGGAGTGACAAGGAATTCTTGCTCCTCCTCATTGGCTGGATTGCTGGGATGAAAACCCATAAAAAATATATCCTTTTTATTATACCACTTATTGTACGCATCTATTATGTCCTGAAAATCTTCAAGAGAGTAATTAAAGTACGGATCACAAAATATCAATATCTCATGAACAGAAAAATCCAACTGCTTTAAATGACAATTAAGCTCTGCTTTGTATTGTTTAAATTTTCTTTTTACTTCAACAACTACTTTGTCATCTTTCCAAGTTTTCTTAGCAAAAGGACAAGCTGGAAAACCACCTAAATGTTTATTAGGTATTTCTAAAAAATGCTCGGACCACTTACGTACGTCTTGTTTTACGTCCTCTTCTAATGGCATCTTTACCTTTCTTAAAAATACTTGCTACTTGTGTTTTACCCATAACCTTTGCTCTTTGTTCGCCTACGGTTAAGATCTGAATTTTTCTAGCAAAAGGTTTATTAATTTTTTTAACTTTTGCGACAGTCCTCCTGGCATCAGTAGGAGTAGCAAACTTAATACCCACAGTGTCACGTGGATTTTCGTCAGTATAGAGACGTCTTCCACTACCTTTTGGTTTCTTTCCTGTGCCTACTTTTGGATCTTTTTTAGAAGACACCTCTAAAACCAAATCCTCTCTGTGCTACACCAGCTCTTCTTTGATCTGTAATTAATCCGCCTTGAGCTGCAAATGTTTTAACGTTAGTTGGTTTACCTCCAACACCTTGTGGTTTACTTCTTTTTCTTTTAACTGCTGATCTTCTTTGACTCTCTGTCATTCTGGCTGCTTTAGCCGCTGGAACACATTTTGGATATTTTCTTTTTCGATCTGCTTTAAGTTTAGATCTACCACATTTAGCAAATCCGCCACCTTTTTTCTTTGATCCAATATCAACCCAATCTTGCTTGAACCATTTTGCTAAACCTTTATGACCAGACATTAGCTAAACTTTGTTATTTTTCTTTTATTCTCTTTTATTGCCCCACAAGCTCTTGCCATACCACCTTTATTAAATTGTGATATTTTTTTTCTGTCTTGTGAAATTTTGTTAAAATCTATTATCTCTCCACCTTTAGCTTTACCTGCTGGTTTAGGTCCTTTAAAATCTTTTCTCTTAACACCACTTGGATCTTTGATTTTACCTGCACATATTTTAGAAGCGTAAGCATTTGCATATGCACTAGGATAAACTTTAAATTTTCTTTTAGCTGCCGCTTTTCCTCTTGGACATAATTTTGTCATCCTTGCCCCCTGTATTTTACATATTGACGTCTTTTGTTTTTGTTCTTTGGCCTACTGCGTGGAGAACGCCCTATACTAGTCCTTTTTTTGACAGGTGTAAAGTATTCGTTGCTTGGTGGTTTAGCCATTACATTTGTGATAAAGGGTTTTCTAATGCGAGTTTTATTCTCTTTTCAACCTTTTCTTCTAGCTCAGTCATGGCTTGCTCCAACTTATCCGTTAATAATTCCATGTCTTCCTGAATGTCCTTCGTGGTATCTCTTAACTCCTGGTTGGTTTCTCTCGAATCTTCTTTAACTAGTTGTTCAACATCATTTACTATTTTTTCTACTCGTCTTACATCTTGTCGAAGATCATTCTTCAACTCGTTAGCTACATCACTTACCAATCTAATTTCTGACATAATCATTTCCATCTCTTGCATAATCATATTGACTTCTGTTTGTATGAGATCTGTTTTGCTACTTAACTCTTCTTTTGTTAAATCTATTCTTTTATCAAAGCCAGATAGGTCTGGTGCAACGTATTCTTGTATTTGTTCTTTCATAGTGAGATAGTCTTTGTAAAATTCAAAGCCACCCCACAGTCCACCACCTAGTGTTGTTAAAGCTGTGATAATAACAAAGATCTTCCCGCCTTTGAACTTCAAACCCGCAAATTCTACTTCTGCCATTGTAACTCTATCATATCATTCATCATGCCGTCACTACCACCAAATAAATACCACTGCGCTATATTGTTATTCTGTATCTGTGCATCTGGTATCATATAGTCAGTAAAGAAATCTAATCGATCCTCCAGTTGTTTTTGTGATTCAAAAAAAGATTTTGTATCTCCTAACACTTGCATCACGATTAATGTTTTTAACTGATTTGTTGAGTCATATCTACCCTTATCGCCCATCTTCTTTACAATTTTCTTTGCAGCTTTTTCTTTTTTAGATTCTGGTTTTTTTAAAGGTTTCTCTTCGGCTTCACCCTTATCTTCTGGTTCTTCCATATCTTCTGGTTGCTCCTCATCTGCCTCAGTCTCTTGAACGCTCTCTTCCGATTCAGACTCCTCTTCCGCATTAGTTTCAGCTTCTGTAGAATCTTCTTCA